AAGCACTACACCTCCAAATTGCGCGCAATTGATCTTGGGAAGCCGTTCATAGTTGGCGATATTTACTCCTGACCACACTTCGTCATTCTCACGAATGACGCGCGCCTCGACGCCGATCGCCTCACATTCGCGCCTCATTTGTTGCGCTACGGCAAGAGGCGTCAATATTAGACTAGGCTTGCCAGTCGCCTGCATAAACTCCCACGCGGCGGCAGCTTCTACGCGCGACTTGCCTAGGCCGGTGTCAAGGAAACAAGCCGTGCGGCCCTTGTTGCAGGCAAATTCAAGAGCCTTGCGTTGATGTGGGAATAGTGACGGCCATTCGCCTCGCAAGTAAAAGCCTACTCCGTCAACAAGCTTGCCCTTGCGCGCGATGAAATCATGATAATCTTTAAGGGTATTCATGGGGCTATCTCCGGTGCAACCAGGGGCTCGCGCCCCTGGTCCCTGTTTCCTTACCGCTTCCACGGCGGCGTGGATGATGTTGGCGCAACCGTCCCCGCCTTGACGTCGGCGTATGAGGCTACGTTATCGACAGGCGCGAAAGACTTAATCTCGTTCCGCTCCTGGTCGTATCCATTCGCCCGGTCGCGTTCGCTTGGAGACTTAACGATCACCTCCACCATAAGCTGGCGATTGAGCAGCTCGTCGGAATGCTTCGGCGCGACAATACCGATCGCGGTTGCGATCTTGCTCAGGCTTTGCTGAGCAATTTTTACCGCCGTGGGATTGGGATTTTTGAGGTTCAACCGCTCCCAGATCTTGCGCCCTTGTGCCGGGCCTTCCAAGATCTCGCCGGTCAATTCAAGATAAGAGCCCGTTCCCGCTTTCGTGGTTTTGGTCTCGCCCTTGATCCAGGCGATTTTGTACCATCCCGCGTCAAGCAACCCCCGTTCGGCGGGTTCTTCGACTTTGCTCCAGTCAATGTGTGAAAGGTCCATTGTTATGCTCTCCGGTTTGGTTGGTAGAATTCGTCGTGCGCTTTCAGTGCCTCAGTGTAAATCGTCCCCTCAAGTCCGGAAACGATAGCCTCAATATCTTGCGGCTTTTCGTATGTGTAACCTATCGCGCGAGCCAGCATCAGTGACAATATCCACACAACATCTGCGCGCGATTTATTGTAGTTGCCATCAATGACATATTGAGCGCATATGGCCCATATGTCGTCGGCAAGTTTCTGGTGCGGCTTCATTGTTATGCTCTCCGGTTTTTGCGTTCGGCTTCGTTCATCTCGTGCCATGTCTCCACGGCGCTTTCAAAGATATATGCCTCGGCTGATGTGGTAATCTCATCAATTCTCTTTACATCCTTACACGTCGCCGCGATAACTTGCGCCAAAACTAGGGCTAAGACCCCGGCAGCATTGCCGGCGTTACTCTCCCCGCGTGCTGTTGGTAAATTTAGGTATGCGTGCACGCTTTCTCGGATCTCATCTTCTAGCTCATCAAGGGTCATTTGCTGCACCATTGTTCGAAAGGGTTACCATCGTCAAAACTAAAGCCCAATGGTGAAGAAATCGCAAACCTGTTTTTTGTGACGCTTGATGCTTGCGGGTGACAGATGATTTCGCGCTCGCCTGACGATATTGCACGGCGCTTGTCCTCATCGCCCACGACGTGGGTTTTGAGCCTGATCAGACAGACCGCGTCCACATTGTCCGTATAATGCGGGACGCTCTTACGATGCATCCGGATGCAGTACCGCGCGAAGGGATCGTAGTCGGGCAGGTCCAAAACCTCCGTGTCGGCGTGCGCGATGAACACGATATTCATACCCTTGTCGTACGCCAGGCTCCCGGCCCACTCCCTGATCTGGCGGTGCCGTTCTGCCGCCGCAGAATATCCCGCGCCATAGCCTCCGCCCGCTTGCGCGATCGACTTGGCCTTTGGGTCTCCCGCGACAATCTCGTGCTCGATCATGGTGGCGAGCTGGGTCACGCTGTCGATAACCAGCGTCTTAAATTCATGCTCCTGAGTTGCCAGCGCCTCGATCTGGTCGAATACGTCTTGGACCGTATGCGCCAGCGGCATCAGGGATACGTGGTCCGCGCCTTGTAGTGATGCCGTGCCATCTTCAGTGCGGATGAATACCGGCGCTGGGAACATCGACGCCAGCGTGGTTTTTCCCATCCCGCCCTCGCCGAATAGCGTAATGATTACAGGGCGTTGCCCGGCGGGCTTCTCCAGTTTGCTTAGATCAATTGCCATTGGTGGTGTTCCTCTTTTTTAGCACTGTCACTTTCCAGGGCGTCGGCTCGCGTTCAATCCCCGGGTAGCATGCTTTGGGATGGTGTGCGCAGGCGGAAACCGCCCACGACACTGCCAAGACCAACAAAAATTTCATCGGATCTGCACCCCGATTTTCTGGGGCTTCACCTCGAATGCGCTTGCAATCTTGCGCCAGATCTCGGGCTCATTGGCCGCCAGATACTTGCAGCCTGTCGGGTCCGCTTCCAGCTTGATTTTCACGGGCCGCATGTCGGGCGGGCAGTGTTCTGCCACTTGCGTCCATGTGTTGGGATCCACCTTGCGGGCCAAGCCCTGGCGCAAAGTGATGCGGTAATCACCCACAACGTGGGTAATGGACCCCTCGGATTTGGTTTCAAGGGCTTGCGCCAGTTGTTCCTCGATCGCGTGGCGTTGCGCCCGCGCGGTTTCCTCGATGCGCTTGGCCTCGATCCAATCGCGGGCAAGGGCTTGGATGTTGTCATTAGTCATGTTTGGTATCTCCGGTTCTGTCTCTCTGACGCATCAACCTTGACGCCAGGCGCGCAATATGTCAAGCGGCGATGATAATTTTTTACCAGTGAGGGCATTATGACGACAGATCAAATCATCGCCGCGCTAAGCGATCGGAAAATCACGGTAGTCGCCCGCAGAACCGGCATCAGCCTGGGAACGCTTTACAAGATCCAGCGCGGGCAGGTTGAAAACATTCGGGTTTCCATCATCACTCGCCTTGCGGCTTATCTGCAACCTTGCGGTGGATGATGAAAGGCCGCCCGCCTTTGGGGCCTGCTTCAAGCTTGGCGCGTTCAATCGGATAATCGTCGCAGATCATGGCGAGCAACCCGTCGCGTTCCGGCTTTTTGAGGTTGCCTAGCTTCGGGACTTGCCGCAACAGTTCTGCCATTGTGAGCCCGGCGGTTCCTGACTCCATAATTGCAGATGCCACTTTTTTTCGCAGCGAGTCCGTGTCGCCTTCGGCCAAATGCTCGCCCATAGCCTCCAGCGTCTGCCGGGCATAAAAGTCAATATAATCAATCGCCCATTGGGCCGCCGCCTCTGAGATCTCGCCCTCACCTAGACTACGCGAGACGATCAACGCAACGCGCATCGCGATTTCGCGCGACCGGTTCAGCATGTCGGCTCGCACTGGCGGTAAGCTATTCTGGCGGTCGATTAAGTCCGCCTCATAATCAGAGAGCAACCGCACAGCCGCCTCGGAGAATTGCACCACGACAGGTTCCGGCGGGAAATCATATCCGATATCTTGCAAATTACCCGCGCCCGGCGCTTGTGCTGTCGCGCAATCCTTGCACCATTGCACCAGATCAGGCGGCACCGGGATAGGGGCCGGGCTTCGGGAGACTTCACGCGGGCGCTTGCTTTCGACAATCACAAAACGATTCAGGAAGCCTGACGAAACGTCCTTGCCTCCGATTGCTTCGTAAAATGTCTCAGGCGTGGTCATGCCTAGCAATGTGATGCTCGGGTGCTTGATCGACACTTGCAGCGAGTCCTTTTGCGCCTGGGTTAGGCTTAACGTTGCATAGCCCTGATTCCGCAAGCTTTTAGTCTGCCGCCCGAACGCCTCCATGAGCATGACCAAGCTGTCCGCCTTGTGCTGATTTCCGCGCGCCGCAGCGCTGGTCAGCATCGCCCCGAATTCGTCGATGATGGCAATGTGACAAGGCTGGGCAACTAGGCTCGACAGCACGCCCGTAGCGCTTGTGTAGCCATTCGGGCCGCGCAGGCTCATGAGGTCTGCCGCTTCCAGAATATCTTCGATGACCGTGTTTGCGTGCTCCTTCCCGCTCCCGGTTTTCCCGACATTCAGAAAAAACAGGCTCGACATATTGCGATGGCTAGTCACGAACCGGCGTCCCATGACCACGCTACCAAGCGCCAAGCCAATTTGCACGTCGAATTGAGGTTGAGGCTTAAAGGCTGTTTTCGCGCTATAGGCCGCAGCAGCCCCCAGAACGCCCGGAATGCTTTTCAGGTGGGTAGGTACCTGACTGGCCGCGTTTGCCTCCCAGGCGGCAAATATGCGCGCTCCAGCGGCTTGGTGCTCTCTATCCTCGGCGGTTTCCTCATAAACCGGCAGGCGCTCGATTTCGAGAAGTTCCCCAGCCGCGCGCACCGCCGCGCTAAAGTTGCCAAAGTGCTGATAATGGGCAAACACGTCGAAGGCGTCGAACGCGTGCGCCGGATCGAATGGATCGGAGGCGTGATGCGAATACGCCCGGCCATCGTCGAAAACCACGACGCCGGGAATGCCGGTCGATGAATTGGGGCTTAACCACCGCTTGCCGATCTGGCGATATCCGGCACTTTCGAGCGCGTCCGTGATTGTGACGGATGCATTATAGGAATCGATCACGCTCACTTGTTCCGGATGCCGCTTTCGCGGTGCCGGTCTAGGTGTCGGGATTGCCCAAGGGCACAGGCTCGCCAATTGCGGCCTGAATCGATCCCACTCCCGCCAGATGATCAGCAACGCCTCAGGCACTAACGGGAGATCTTTCCAATCCGCTCCCGCCCACGTGTACGGGTTCAGGGTATCGGGATGGATTGACGGCGGCAGGACATCTTGCACGCTTCCCGCGCGCAGCTCAAAAACCACTTCGGATATCCGCGTGGCACCTTCCACGGGCCAGGATAGCTTGCGCGTCGTGAGCGGTTCACCTTCGGGCGCGCGGAATAGAACCTTGCCGCGATCGGGGCGGCCTACAATGCGAGGGGCCGTGCTTAGGATTGCGGCCAGATCGATCGCGAGCGCCTCACATATCAGGCGCGTGTGAGGCATGTGGTCGATATCGAGGGCGCACGTTCCTGATAGGCCGTGCAAGAGCCCCATATTGTGCGTCGAGTGCTTTAGCCAGTGCTCGGGATCGGTCGGGCGGGTTTGCCATCCAAAGGTCGCCGGGGCTTTGGTGCCGGCGGGCATATGCACAAGCTTCCAGCCGTGATCGGTGTAGCGTCGTGCATACTCGTATGATATAGGATCGGACATCGGCCCTCGCTTCCTTGCTTGGAGGGTTGATCATGGGGGCGACCGTTGCCAGCGGTGCGCCCCTTTTTTTTGTGGAGTTAATTTGTGGAGTTAAACCGCAGGGGGTTAATTGTCAAGCGATGGAGGGCCAAAAGATCAGCCGACTGATTTTTTGGGGGGTTAAATAACTGTTAATTCGACAGCGCCGTTCAAATTAACCGGCAACCTCAAAAGCCCCAGAACACGGGCGTCTGAGTGCCTCTATATATATAAAGGGGGGGGTTGTTTAGTTAATTATATAGGGTCTCTCTTCTCTCCTCTTTGGGGGGCTCTCCCCCCTAGACCTCATTTCCAGCGAAATTTACCAATTAACCAATTAACCCAGAACGGCCCTCGAAGCTTGACACCTCACCCAAGCACGGCTACCTTCCAACCCGTCCCCCTTGGGGCGTTCCTCCCTGACCCTTGGCCGGGGCCTTGTGCCCCGGTCCTTTTCGGAGATCCCCCAGTGTCGATTAGAATTCGCAACATGCTCCGGGAGCGGTTCAATCCTGGCGCCGAATACAGTCTCACATCAGAACAGGCGCTAGACCTCGTATGCGAGCTATATGCGCGGCCTCGGTCCTTGGTCCTGAGTCACGACAACACTCAGGTCAGGGTGCGCCTCCTGGCCGCCATGGTTGCGGTCGTGCATAGCGACGAACCCTTCCATCTCATCAGCGCAACCTTTGAACGGCGGGACGAAAAGAGCATCTACCGTTGGATGCGCAACCTAGCGCGGATGATCAAGCACACCGAATTCGTGAGCGAGTTCCGCTATATCCAGTCCCAGATCGGGCTTGCAGCGCCCAAGCCGGTCGCAGGACCCGAGCCCTTCAAGCGCTTGATCCGCCCGCCGCGCGTGCTCCCGCCTGACCATCCCTTGACGCCAGAACGGCGGGCGTGCCATATGATGAACGTTGCGTATGCATCGGCCCTGCATAGGGCTCACGGTGAGCATAAGAGGTGGGGGTGATGCCTGGCGGGCGTCCAAGCAAGTACAAACCCAAATTCTGCAAGGTAGTGGAAGAGGTCGGCGCGGAAGGCGGCTGGGTCTCTGAGATGGCCGAAGCGTGCGACGTGCATCGATCAACTTTCGATGAATGGTGCAAGCATCACCCAGAGTTTTCCGCAGCACTTATGCGCGCGAAGCAAAAGG